GATTAGTTCACAACAAACATCCTTTGTAACGCCTAATGCGTTATCAGTCCTCGATGAGATAATTTCCCACCTAGCCCTGGGTGGCCAGGGAGAGGATACTTACTTCTATCTGAAGAACTCAGATAGTGGTATTCTAAATGCTCTCTCACGAGAGTTGTTAGATACACTATTTGATCGTAAGTATCGAAAATGGAGATTGAAAGGAGTTTCGGCGAAGCCGGCTCTCTATCTGGCGCGAGCCACGACAGAGGTCCTCTTCGATGGGATTCCTAAGTCCATTCAATTTCCAATAGAGAGTCATCTAAGCTTGTTTTTGACAGCTAGAGAATGGGATGAGCAGGATTTTGTGTCCTTTGCAAAATACTTCACCTGCTATCCTATGGCTCGTTTCCTACACAATGAACCTCCAGATCGTCCCGAAGGTTTCATTGGTTCACCACTTGTTTACACAGGTCCTATTAAGAGGCTCCTTAAGAATCGGTTAGTTTCTTTTAACCGTGAGAATCTTCGCTTTTGGAATTCCTTCCTACAAGGTATCAAGCGTGGTTGTGACGTCGTCCCTCCGAGTATGATCTTCAACAGTATGCTTAAGCATTGTTCTAAGCTTAAGAGTCCCGACACTATGTCTGAGGACTTCGAGGATAAATTCCTCGACTACTGTGTGAGGATGGTACCTCCGGAGGAGCCAAAGCAACTTTCACGCTCGAGGCCTAAGTTCGAAGGGTTCCCGTTCGATGTTCCGACGCCCAAGCTACTCGAGGCCTCCCCCTCCGCATCCGTCGAGAAGACGATGGCAAGAGGTGGTGGTCGTGAATATATTAGGCAACATCTGATCGATGAACGCAAAGAAGGTGAAGGTCGACCTTACATGGTTAATGATTCTCATGAGCTTCTTAAAATGGTCGAATTAGGTCCTATCGCCGGTATTCATGAGTTCAAGGATATCCCCGTCCCCCCAATTAAGGAGGTCGTAGACAACTTTGAATTCCCGTTTGCCCCCGAGAAGGAGCTCAAATCTGTGGTTTCCGCCGTCCTAGAACCTCTGAAAGTCCGTCTTATTACTAAGGGGGACTCTTATGCTCAGTGGATCGGTAGATTCTTCCAGAAAGGCCTTTGGAGGTATTTATAAAAATATCCCCAGTTTGCTTTGACAGGTCGTCCCCTCCTCGCGGATGATCTGGAAGGGATCTTACTCCGTGAGGAGAAGGTTCGTAAAGCGTATAATAAGGTCTTTAGTCTCGGAGGTAAGGTCCAACTCTGGGATGAAGAGCCCCAATGGGTTTCAGGCGACTATTCGGCTGCTACTGATGGTGTAAACATTTCTGCTACTCGTGCTGTGTATGAGACCTTTCTCATGCATTGTGAAGATAAACCTGGTTATTCTGGTAAACTCCTTGATATCCTACGCGCTGTCCTTTACGAACAGTGTATAGGTTACCCAAAACCTTTTGGGGGCAGGGGGGCCTTACCTGAGTTCTTCTACCAACGTAATGGTCAACTCATG